GGTAAAGTAAAACCCGGTGGAAAGAAAAAATGATCAACGAAGACTTAAGAAAATGGGTTGCCGAAAAATGGGTTGATATCGGAGCACCAAAAAAAGGTGGGGGATTCAAACCATGTGGCAGGCAAGAGGGGGAAAAACGCAAGGGATACCCCAAGTGCGTTCCTCTTGCAAAAGCCCATTCCATGTCTAAGGGCCAAAGAAGATCAGCAGTTAAAAGAAAAAGATCAGCCGGAAACGCTGGTCCCAAACCTACCAATGTTTCTACCTTTGCTAGAAAGAACGAGTCCATGAACACCTACGAGCATGTAATAAACCTTATAAACGAAGTCCATGTAAAAAAGGCAGGGAGACAAGAGCTTGCTGCTTATAAGGCAAGAAAAAGGGCAGAGGGTACTCCTGCTGAATCAGCAACAAGACTTGCACATGGCGCGGCTATGAAAAAAACAGCAGAAGCCAAGAAAAAAAGAGCAGAGAGATTGGCTAGGAAGGGTATGACCCCCCAAGATGCAGAAGCAAAGGGTGTTAAAGAAAGATACGAGAAAAAAATAGTTCCCAAGACTCCTGACAATGTTGAAGACTCTATTCAAAGAATAGGTAATCTTATAACAGAAGTAGCAGCATGGCAAAGAAAAGAAGGAAAGAACCCTTCTGGTGGTCTAAATAAAAAGGGGATAGCTTCTTACCGTGCGGCTAATCCCGGATCAAAACTCTCTATGGCTGTGACTACCAAGCCATCAAAACTTAAAAAAGGTTCAAAGGCTGCTAATAGAAGAAAATCATTCTGCGCTCGGATGGGTGGGATGAAAAAGAGCAGAACATCCGCAAAGACTGCTAACGACCCTGATAGCAGAATAAACAAAGCATTAAGAAAGTGGAATTGCTAATATGAACTACATTCAAAGAATATATGATTTACTAGTTGAAGCTCAAATTAATGAAGCAAAAACAACTTTTTTATCACCTAAAACACAGGCTGCTGGTGTAAAGATGATGCGGTCAGGTGGGCAAAAAAAAGCACAAAAGTTTTTGCATAAAGCCGCTAGTAAGGCCGGAACAAGTTTAATGCCGAAAAATCCCACCCCCGCACAGAGGGCAGGAAAACCCGGTAGTGCCCCACAAAATAAAGGAGGCAAACCCTCCGACACTATGCGGAAGCCAAGCTATTGATTTTTAGGAATTTAATATGAACTACATTCAAAGAATATATGATTTACTAGTTGAAGGTATGTATGGCACAGATGATTTAGGTGATATTTCCGTAAAAGGAGATAATTATTCATATAGATTTCCTAAACAACAACCATCAAGAAATCGAGCAAGAGCTAGAATGGGTGCGGCAACACTTCGCACTAGAGATGATCCAACCGATCAAAGACATACAATTACTCATACATCACCACAATATGGAATTGGATCAGCACCAAAAATAGGAGAAATTTCCCGTGGGAGTACCTTATCTTTAGATAATACTACTTATGATCTTAAGCAAAGTCCAGTTGGAGCAGAGGTATATGGGCATTCTGGTACATACAGGGCAGGGCAACAACCAATCCCAGTGCATAGAAACGCAATGGCAGCAGCAGCAAGAGGTGCTCGGGCACAAGCGCAAATGAACTTAAGAGCTGCTGGTAAGTTAGTTCCTCACCCTACATCTCCTAAAAATTTAGTTACTCCAAGTGTATACGATAGAATTATGTCTCGAAACAGAAAGTAATAATATGAATCTATTAACGGACTTCTTTACATCAGACTCAGTACGAGTAATCAACGAATCTAAATCAGGTAATGGTTTGGTTCGTGTAGCAGGCATCTTCGGTAGAGCCGATGAGTTTAATAATAACAATCGTCGCTACAAGAAGTCCTTGTTGGAGCGGGAAATGACCAAGCTCACTCCCATGATAGCAGAGCGTAGACTCCTTGGTGAGCTAGACCACCCTGAATATACATCAGTTAAATTAACTAATGTATCCCACTTGATTACAAAGTTAGGTTGGGACGGCAATAAATTAATAGGTGAAGCCGAATTACTTAATACTCCAGCAGGCAAGGTAGCACAACAGTTAATTAAAGATGGTGTGCGTATTGGCATTTCCAGCCGTGGATTAGGTAGTTTAAAAGAATGTGAAGATACCCCCGGCAAGCAAGAAGTTCAAGAAGATTATAAAATGGTCACTTTTGACCTAGTTGCGGATCCATCCACAAGAGGAGCTTTCCCATCTGTGTCGGAATCCACACTATTATTAAAACAGAAGACTAAGCAGCAAGCTCTTCGGGAAAATGTATTTGTCACTCTACTTAAAAATAAGTTAGATTTAAAATATAAGCCCGAAGAAATAATTGAAGATGTCGATATTGAAGAGATAAGCAAAGCCGAATCTCTTGCGCGTGAAATAGATAGAATTGTTAATCGTTACAAAAAATAAAAAAATCTAAGGTTTTTATTTTAACCTTATTAGATAAATGTAGGTCTTAGGAGTATTTATGTCACAAATAAAATCAATAGCTGAACTACTTCCAGAAGGATTATCAGAGGAGACAGTAACTCACATTGCTGAACTCGTTGATGGTGTAATCAAGGAAGAAGTTAACCAAAGAGTTAAATTACTAGAGGCTAAGGTAAAGGGTTTCTTAAGAATGGAAATTCAATCCATCAAGGAACACGCTCTCAAAGAACTACAAGAAGAGAGTGAAGTTTATCGTAATGCACAACTCTTTGAAAGCATAAAGTCATTAATGGCTTTAGAGCTTAACGAAAAAGATGAAACTCGTGCCGTTGCAAAAGCAGTAAAAGAACAGTCCGAGGTAGAAGAAGAAAATCAAGTTCTCATAGAAGAACTAAACAATGCTGTCAAGCAAGTTCAACAGCTTGAGCGCACAATAAAAGTCTTGTCCAAGAAGAATAAAACCTTGGAAGAGCAAACCGTTCATCTTGAAAGCGCGATCACAGAACTAACAGAACAAAACGATCTCGATTTCAAGTCATCAGAGAAGGCAGTAATAATTGCCGACGAGATGCAAAATACACCAGTTGAGAAAAAGTCTAAGGTAAACAACCAGTTCTTAACTGAAAGTGTTATGGCCCTAATGCCAAAAACCAAATGAGGTAAATCATGTCTGATACATTAGTTAATCCTAACCACACTAAATTAGTTGAGAAGTGGTCACCAGTACTAGAAGGCATTAGTGACCCTTACACAGCTAAAGTCACTGCCGTTCTTTTAGAGAACCAAGCAAAGAGCATCGTTGCTTCACAAGTCAACGAAGACCTATCACAAGGTGCGACGACCACTGGTCGCCTAGGCACTTTCCAAAAGTTTGCCTTTCCACTCGTTCGTAGAGTATTCCCTGAATTAATCTTCAACAAGATCGGTTCAGTTCAGCCAATGGAAGGTCCAGTTTCACAGATCTTCTACTTAGGATCAAGAAGAGTTACTGGTTCAACAGAACAACAACTCTACAGCAAGTATAACCTAACCTATCGCGGCTTTACAACTAGCGCAATAGGCAATGGTAATACCGACCTCGATGTTACACCTGCCCCTAATACATCAGCAATATTTGGTGGGCTAAGTGGTCATACTTTAGGTGTTGCTTCAACAACTTACGGTGGTCAAATTGCAGGATTCCCTGACTCCAAGACAATTCTTGGTTGGTCAATCTCTGCTGGTGAGTACTTAGCAGGAACAAGTATTCCTGAACTCAATATCACAATTGAGCAGCAGCCTGTTGTCGCACGCACTCGCAAGATGCGTGCCCTCTGGACAATTGAAGCTAGCCAAGACCTCAAGGCTTACCACAATCTTGATCTTGAGCGTGAATTGACTGAGCTTATGTCTAAGGAATTAGAGCTAGAAATCGACCGCGAACTAATTGAAGATCTTCGTGGCCTAGCTTACAATGTCGCTGCTGGAGCAAATGGCAACCTTGGTGGTTGGTATCCAGCAACCTTGGATAACACAACCAATTCCAACAATTTTGGAGCCATCGGAGGTGTTGATCCACTAACGGGTGCCGGATTTACTCCAGCATCATTCACATTTGGTCAAGGCTCAATGCCAACAAATGATTTTGGTGCTACAGGATCTACTAAGAGCAATGTATTCTTGATTGACTTCTCAGCCTCTACATTGCCCTTTTCTCCTCAGCATGCTGGACATGTTTATGCTAACTTGTTAGCGGTCTTGAATTTTGCATCACAAGATATCTACAAGACCACTCACCGTGGCCCCGGTAACTGGATTATAACATCACCTCTCGTTGGTGCAATGTTGGAATCCGCTGCCAAGCTAGAAGGTGGTATCGGTCCCAAGACTGAAGGCATCACAAACATGGGTGCTAACAAGATTGAGTACCGTGGCAAGTTTGCAGGCAAGTACGATCTATTCATTGATCCTCTCTGGCCTGAAGATGAAATCCTCATGGGATACAAGGGTGGAAGCCCCCTCGACGGTGGTTTCGTGTATTGCCCATACATCCCAATCGAGTCTCTACCAACCATAACGGATCCTGAAACTTTCCAACCAAGAAAGGGTATCTTAACCCGTTACGCTAAAGCAGCAATCCAACCTGCTCATAAGTTCTACAGAGTAATTAGAATAGTCGGACCCGCTTCCAACTACCTCTACTTGCCCTTCGGTAAGACCACAAATGTCACAACTAACTGATAACAGTTGAGTAATTAAAAGAGTCGGGGAGAAATAAAAACTCCCCGACTCTTTCTTTTTGTCTATATACATAAGGGATCAATGTATACATACAAAAGCCATTGCAGATTTAATTTACTAGTAGCCTTACAAGATAAAATTCTTGAGATAAGGCCGGGAGAGATAATAGAATCTCCAATCCCGATTGAGCATTGTAATTTAAATTTAATTGAAGAAGAAAAGCCTAAGAAAGTAAAACCAAATGCAGATAAAACCGACAACAGGTGATTATGGTAACAGCTTTGGAATACCTTATGGGGATAATGTTTACACCATTAAGCCTAGGGGAGAAATAATAACTTCTTCATTAAATGAAACTACGCTGCAAGAGCCTACGGAACTAACTCATTTTGAAGAACAAATCAAATCATTTATTTTAGGAAGATTGGGTTTTCCTGTTGTAAGAGTTGAGTTAACAGACTATCAAATAAAAACTGCCATAGATGAGGCAGTAACTAAACTTTCTAATCACGCTCCTTTATGCACTCGGCAATTGATGACTTTTAAAACTGTTGCTGGGGTTGGGACATATGAACTTCCAAATTATGTGATTGACAACCTTGATTATGTTATTTACAAGAAAGATTTGATTGGTATTCCCGGAATGGGACAAACTTTAGAACAAGATTATTTCTTGAAATATTTCCAACAAAACTTTTTGTTCAACGATTTTAGCATCGGAGAATTTAATTTGCTTCAAATAAGTTTGGAAATGATGCGTAAAATCCTAGGGCAAGATGGAAGTTATGATATTATAAATAATCAATACCTACAACTGTATCCTGTGCCTTCATATGGAAATGAGACAGTCATAGTTCAATATCGAGCACTTGATTCAGGAACACTTCACCCAGCATATAGAAATTTTATACAACGCTATGCCCTTGCACTAGCCAAAGGTATTCTTGGTCAAATAAGAGGAAAGTACAGAACCCTTCCCGGACCCGGAGGAGGATCCCAATTAAATGGGGATATGTTGTTACAACAAAGTGAAAAAGAAATAGAAATGTTGAACAAACAACTCTTGGATGAGTTTGAGGAACCACCTGCATTTAGCCTTTACTGATGAAAAAGAATTTTAAAGTAACTACTCAAGTTCCCGATGTCGAGTCATCCAATGCCGACAGCGAGTTGAGTTTATTTGATCAACGCAATCCTGATATAGGATTCTTTAATTTGGTTGATGAAGAACAAATAAGGTTATCAGGGTCAAAGATAAATTACTTCAAGTACAGTAGATCAACTGAATACGATGAAGTATACATGGAACAAAAAAATAAACCAATAGCTAGATCCCCGATCATCTTATATGCTCACTATGATCCTAAAGTTATTGAAGAAAACCTAACTCAGTTCGGAATTCAATTAACTAGTGATCAACTTTTTACATTCAATAAATCTTATGTTGAAAGACGAATCGGAAGAGCACCGATTCCCGGAGATCTAATTCAACCGCATTTCCAGAAGGTAATGTACGAAATAATTGAAGTGCAAGAAGATAGTTTCGAAGCATATGGGGTTTATCATTATATTTGCACTGCCAAAGTTCTTCGTGATTCGGAAGATGTTCAAGCTACCCCACTCACAGACACAAGTAATCCTCTTGGAGGCGTAGATGAGCGCGAGCGGAATTAGAACTTATGTTTTAGAATCAGTAGGAACATCCGCTGATTTTGCCCCCGCGAAAGACGCATCTTATCGCGTTAGAGAATTAATATTTGAAGCATCAAAAGCTGAAAATAATATTTCTTTGGTTTACAGAGATACATTGCGATCAATTAGAGATTTATTCTCTGGATTTAAACTAATAGATTCGGAAGGAAATATTCGAAAAGTAAATTGCATATATGCTAATCCTGAACGCTCTATTGCCAAAATTGTTCAGGAAGATAATCTTATTTTGCCAATAATATCTGTTGCTCAACCTGCAACCACAATAAATACCGAACGGCAAAAATATTTTCCTATAATAGTTAGTGAGGCTATATGGGATGATCGGGCACAAAGAGCTAGGCGTGTTGTAAGTTTGGCTCCTAGGCCAATAGATATTTCATATAAAATAACTATATTTTCAAAGTACGCAAGTGATATGGGGCAATTAACAGAGCAGATATATTCTTTGTTCAATCCATCATTTGAGTTGCAAACAAGCATTGCCAACAATACAAAAGCTTTTTTAACAGAAGAGGCAAATGAGTCTTCTGTAGAAATTGGGGATAGGGAAGACCGAGTTCTCATGAGAGGCTTTACAATTACAGTTGAAACTTATGTTCCAACTCCCAAATTTGTGTTTAGCTCGACAGGTAAGATTGAGCGATTCTATAACGAAGTTAAATTAATTTAATTATGAGAAAATTACCCAGCACAGCAGGACGGTTGATAGTCTACAAAGAACAAAATGGTAATGTAGAAAAATTACATGAGTTCAATAACATACTGACCTTTGGATTCAGTGTGAATATGGCTAATTTCTTCACATCTGACGGTAGATCTCAGATTGAAAATATTATCCCTCAATACTGTCAACTTGGAACAGGTGTTGTAAATTATCTCGCAGACACCACTGAAGGGAATAACCAATTTTATAATCTAGAAATTCCATTAACTAGAACGCAATATGGTAGAAATCTTCGTAGAAAAGTTTTATCCAAATCTCAAATTACCAATGTTACAAATTTTGATTCTTTGGATAGATCAACTTATACAGAATCAACAGGTTTATTTTTACAAATACCTAAATCTGCGATAACTATAAAAAGAAATAGCGGAGCAAATATTCGAATAGTATTGGATAAATATACAGCCAATGGAAATACATTAAGAGAAATTGGCTTATTTACAGGTGGGCTGTCTTTAGATGGCTCAAATAAATTATTACTATCTTGCTACAAACAATTTTCACCCATAGCAAAAACTAATGAGTTCTCTTTGATTTTTGATTGGACTATTCAAGCTACAGACCTCAATTCAGTTTTGGTTTGGCAGACGGAAGAAGAATATTCAAGTACTATTGGAGATACCAATACAGGAGATGGGGGTGGACCTCCCAGAGGGCCTGCGCCAAGTTTTGCGTAT